TTTCATTTTGACGTAGGCAAGATAAACCCTCCGATAACATATCGTTATAACTGCTGGAATAGAATGATGAGAGATGAGCATGGTAAACCCCATATCTTTATTCATCCAGATTGCAAGTATCTAATCTATGATATCGAGAACTTAGTTCAAGAGGAAGGCACTGGGAAACCCAAGAAGCCGTCTTCTTATCAAATAAAGAATGACCCGAAAGCGAAATACTTAACTCACCCAACAGATGCTTGCGGATATGTGGCATTAAAATATTACCCAATTAAAAAGGAAGAATCACCAACTACTTCCTATCAAGGTGTTAAGAAAGATGTATTCGGTAGAAATAAATACGAATACGGAACAGGATTGCGATGAGATTTTATTATTACAAAGACAACAACAAAAAAGAAATTAGGAAAATCGACAGAGATAATATCTGCGAGGATATCAACAACAAAGCTAAGCAATGGGCTGCTGACGTAGAAGAAGTAAGACAAGACTATGAACGTGTTGTTCGTGAGATATATCCGAGTGCTAATGAATATAAAGCAGAGGTTAAATTAATTCCAGATGTCTACGAACAAAGACAATCTCTGAGAGCTAATATTTTTAAAGCTACTTACCAAAACTATGATGGCATGTTTGATATCGAAGGACTTGACCCAGAGTCTCACGAGATGAGCGCAATGCTTAAGTCTGCTCTTGTGTATGACTGCTATAAGATTGACTTACAGTCTACCCTTGACAAAATCTTGGATGACTATATGGACAAGGGTGAGGCAGCATGGTTTACTCACTGGACCCAGAAGGTAGAGCAAAAAAGATACCAAGCTGAGGTTCCTCTACTCGGAGTGAATGAAGTAGGAGAACAAGAACTCGTTGGCGTTGAATACGAGAACAGGGTTCAAGATGAAATAATCTATGAAGGCGCAGACGTAGACAGAATAGACCCATTGAATTTATTCTTCGATAAATCTCAAAAGAATCACTGGCAATCATGCGGTAAGATATACAGAGAATTCGTACCCCTTAGCTATGTGTTAAGTAACAAAGATTATAAACTAACTCGTGATGAGATTGCCGACTTAAAAGAAATGGTGGAACAGGCAAGCCGTAATCAAGTTACAGATTATGCTGACGAGTATCACAATATTGATACAAAGGTTATCGGTTCGACTGTGGAGGTAATGGAGTATTATGGAGATTATATTATTCCCTCTAACGGTGATGTTGCTCGCAACGTTATTATTGTGGTTATTGCTGGAAAGTATTTAGCTAAATTAGATGAAAGCTTATATCCAGTATGCCCGATAGGTTATACATGCTATAACGAAAGACCAGATACCCTAAGAGGACAAACACCGTTAAAGCCAGCATTGTTATTGAATGAGCTTGAAAACAAGTGTATGGATTTAACTATGGAGTCATGGTTGCTTACGGTTAATCCTCCTGTTATGGCTCAAAAGGGAATTATTAATGGTGGTATTATTTATGAACCAGGTGGTGTTGTAGAGTTCGCTAACGATGAGCTTAACGATGTTCGTATGCCACAGCCGTTAAACTTCTCTGCTGGATTAAGAGGTTTCGATTTTGAAAACTTCTTCAAAAGAAAAATGGAAGGTGCTACAGGTGTTAGCCCATATATGCAAGGAAATGGAGGACCTGGTGGTGTTAGAACAGCTGCTGAATCTACTTATATTTATAGCGGACAGACAGTCCGATTATCAAGAGAAGCTTATCTGTTTAGCCATAATGTAGTTGTTCCTATTATCTGGGCTATATACAAACTCAAGAGAGAATACCAGACTACGGATGATGTAGTACCTGTAATCAAAGATGGTATTCAAGATTTCTACGATATCACTGAACAAGTTAGGAATGGTCATTATGTGTTTATGATTGGTAACGCTCAAACAAGTATTGAACGTGAAGCTTCAGTACAGAAGTTATTCCAATTAATGGGTGCTCCTGCATTCCAATCTATAGTACAGAGACCAGAATTCCCAGCTGGTGATTTCTTTATATGGGCATTAAATGAATTAAATTATAGACAAATAAATACTTTATCTCGCTCGCTAGGTATTAGACAAGCTATTAGAGAAGAGGCTAACGAACGCGGAATTCCAGAGGGACAAGTAGGACAGTATGTTAATGATATGGAAAGAGGCATGACTGCTGCTATACCAGAGTTCGCGAATATGTTAGAGATGCAGAGAGCTAACGGACAAATACCTATACCGAACGAAGTTAAAGAGCAAGTACAAGAACAAATAAATGGAGGATTGGTTCGATGAGTGAAGTTATAAGTTTCATTGATAGCAACAAAAAAAAGAGAGACAAAGTTGTTAAGGCAGACCCAGAAACTAAAAAGCAAGCACTAGATGCTAAAGAGAAATTTGAAAAATTTAGAAAGCTTTGTGACAGTCAAGAATGGAAAGACTGTAGAGACTTTATTAAGGATGAGATTTATCAAGGTTTATCCCTTGCTCCTGGAGACCATGGAACTGGCGATTGGTGGTTAACTTATTGCTGGGGTTTGAAATGTTTTATAGAGAGAGCTGAATCTCATGCTAAGAAGTATGACGAAGCAATTAAATACTTAAGTGAAAATTAAATAATGGAGGTTTAGATGGCAGAAGAAATTACGAACCAGGCTGCTAGTGAAACTCAGACAGCTACAATAGCTGCTGAAGAAAATACCACAGCAAGTCAAGAAACACAGGTTGTCAATCAAGAACAAACTACAGAAGACACCCCTGTTGAAAATAGTAATAACAAGCAAACAAGTGAGACACAAACAACTGAGAGTACACAGACTCAGTCTACAGTTGAACAAAAATTAGAGAAACTCAAAGAGTATGAAGTAAGAGAAGAAGAGGACCGTAAATTAAGAGAAACTCTTGGAATACAGGATATGGACCAAGAAACTTTCAATCTTATGAACATGGACCAACAGATTGTGAATGTTGGTAAGCAACAATACTTAAGACTATGCAATGAGTTTGGTATTGATGCAGACCCTTCCAGAATAGATGCTTCTGTTAAAGCTCTCAAAGAAACTGACCCTGCTAAGGGTTATGAGTTTGAAAGAAGGTTTGAACAACTGGGTAATGAGGTAACGAGTAAGAGACAAGCTGTACAACAGCAGAACGCTTACTACGAAGTATCAAAATTTCAGAATGATTACAGTCAAATACTTAATGCTTCCCCTGCATTAAATAACGTAATGGCGCAATATGTGCAATCCACTGGAGCTGTTCCCAATTTATATGGTCAACTCCATGGCGTTATGGATTTAGTTTTACCAGTATATCAAGAAGCTTTTAATGCTGGTAAACAATATGCTTTGCAAGACAAAGCAAAGAACGACACATCTGGTGTACAAGGTGGAGTAGCAACTCAGAATACTCAGACCTATAACTCTGGTCAATATTTTACTAGAGACCAGATTAAACATATGAGTCCAGAAGAGTTTGCTAAACACGAAACCGCTATTATGCAACAGATGAGAGAAGGCAAGATACAATAGAAAGGATTTAATAAAATGACTGCTGAACAATTAAGAAAAGTATCTGGCGGTGTTATTGGACATTTTACTCCGAAGGAAATGGAAATTGACGCAGCTGGTTTAATAGTTGGTGCTAATGCAATTGGACTTAAAGTTCCTGCTCATAAATTTGTAGTTGGAGCTTATATTAAAAACGATGCTGATGACTTAGCTTCTGGTGGAGCTGCTACAGTTAAAGTTACTGTAGGTTCTACAGATGTTATTTCTGCAACTGGTTTATCAGACCTTAAAGGCAAAGGCGTTGCTATGTTGGATGCTACTCCAGACTACGCTGCTGCTGAAAGAGAAGTTGAATTAACAGTTGCAACTGCTGCTTATACTGCTGGTAAATTAATCGTTGGCGTAATCTACGCTTAGTAAACAAAGGGGAATATAATTATGGCTAATAATATAAATGCATTTGTTCCTGAGATATATTCTCAGAAACTTCTTAAAGAGTCTAAAGAAATGACAGACTTTAAAAACAACATGACGAACAATGACTGGGAAGGCGAAATCAAATCTGCTGGTGATACAGTTCACATTTGTACTCCAGACCTTTCTAACATCACTATTGGTGAAGGTGTTGTTCCTAACACTTGTGATGTATATCCGAAGTCATTGACATTGACAATCGACAAATCAAAATCATTCCAATTCAAATTCAATGATATTGAACAAGCTCAATCTCAATTCAATATGATGGAAGGTTACATGAGTGCTGCTAACGAATTGATGTTGATTAAAGTTAACAGAGAATTAGAAGTAGCAGTTCTTGGAGAAGCTGATGTTCCGTCTATCGGTGATATGACTACTCCGTTTGCTTGTACTTCTGCTACAATCAACACAGCATTCAACAGACTTAAGAGAACATTGCAAGGTAATAAAGCTTTATCTCCTTCTGGATTCTATACATTCAAAGGTAATAAAGAACAAGCATTGCAACTAGCTCCTATCGTAACAATCTCTCCTGCGTT